TATCCAGAAATACCAGAATATCCAGAAATACCTGAGTAACCAGAATATCCAGAAATACCTGAATAACCAGAATATCCGGAAATACCTGAATATCCAGAAATACCTAAGTATCCAGAGATACCAGAAATTCCAGAATAACCAGAAATTCCAGAGTATCCAGAAATACCAGAGTATCCAGAAATACCAGATCCAGAATAACCTGAAATACCAGATCCGGAATATCCGGAAATACCTGAATGTCCAGAATAACCAGAGATACCAGAATAACCAGAGATACCAGAATAACCAGAAATACCAGAATATCCTGAATCACCAGTCGAACCTATACCAACAGATACTCCATAAACTTGAGTATTTGCTTTCCATAATTCTACAACAACATAATTATTTGCATCAATAGAAACAGACGGAGATTCTCCTATCCATTTAATTCCATTTTCACCAAAAGTTACACTTGACCAATCAACATTATATGTCGTTTGGTCATTTATCATTAATGTAACACGTTCACCAGAATTAAAATTTGTTCCTAATGGTGTTCTATTATCACTTAAAGTAATTAATTGTATTGCACCATTACTAGGAGAAATTTCAAAATTTTCCCCATCTGGTATAATATAAACATAATCTCGAATAGCACCATTATTAAGTATAATACCATTATTAAAAATTGCAGAACCACTAACATTGGCAGCAATTAATTTACCTTGAACCAAATCAATAAAATTTTGATCTAATTCAGCATATGTTAAGGTGGCTCCTTTAAGAACCACCCCATTGCTGCTTAATTGTCTTGTAGTAATTGTCATTGCGTTACTTTTATGCTACATATCCTTCTATCACATAATTTATATTAACATATCTATCCAATAAAAGATATTCCTCATATGGCATTAAATAATAAAATGCCTGAGCTTTAATTCTATTATAATTTAATGTTGTGGTTTTTAAATTAAATTTGGTTATAGTTAAATTATGATTATAACCAATTTTATTTTTATTATAATTATATTGTAATTTACTAGATAATAAATTAAATTGTGTTTTGGCTAAAAGATGATTGTAATCAATTTTGCATCTATTATAATTAGATGTCGCCTTTATCGTGATAAAATTTCGTATTCTAGAAAAAAACATTAAAATTTGGGTCTAATTTTAAGAGGAACCAAATTATATACTGTTTGTATAGTAGCATTAGAAAATGTTATTTTTATTTCACCTTCGCACATACCAGTTTCTAATAAATCGCTACTAGACCAATAAAACGCAACTCTACCACCGACACCCGCCACATCATATGGCGAATTTGCCGAAACTTCCCCAGTAGTGGTATCCACCACTCCTGCTAATTGAGTTCCTGCAACATTGGCAAATACAGTGTTGGAATTTATTTTTCTAAGTTTTAATTCTACATTTGCCGTGGAAACATCAATAGGAGTAATGGTAGTGTTGCCAGAAATTGTATTGTATTCTTCGTTAGTTAAAGATACAATTAATGGTGGATTTGTATCTCCTTGTACTAATAAAATAACATCATTCGTTTCTGCAAATGAAACTGAATTTGGACATTGATTAATATTAATAGGTAATTGCATGTTTATTCTGTGTAACTTGAGGAAATTAATCCAATACCAGGAATAACATCAATAATACCATCTACAATGACAGTTGGAGTGGAATATTGATCTATAATAATAACTACAAATACATATCTTCCTGGCCTTATATTTGCAGTTTCAGTTGCAGTTAAACTTAATTGAATTTTGCCTTGTGTATAACTGATAACTTCAGTATTTATAACAATAAAATTTTCTGAATAACCAGATTCCGCCATTCTGGCAATTATTTCATAATTAGAAAAATTAATTGGTACTCCATTAGTATCTATTAACTCTAATGGTTCACAAAATTTTGAACCAGCATATATCGTATATGTTCTATATAAAGGCATTTTTTATACTATTAAAATTTACTTGCTAAAATAAATAATTGATCTAATTGTTCTTTTGTTAATCCAATTTCAGTGGCGGCTGCTTGCAATATTGGATCATATCTTCTCCAAGTTCGTGCTTTATTGATAAATGCTTTTTCAGCAAATGTTCTTTCTGGAGAATTAATCCAGGATTCATATAAACTGGATAATCCAACTTGATCTATTGCTAATAGTCCTTGTAATACTTCAATTCTTTTTGGAACTCTATCATCTAATTCTTCCGATGTTAAATCTCTAACAATCCATTGTTGAGTCCAAACACCATCTATTTGAATAGGAGTGGTTTCTTCTGCAATTTGTGTATCTTCATTATATTCTGGTTTGTCTGTTGGTGTAACAGGATAAATATCATACTTAGCCAAAAGAACATTTGACATTTTACTTGGAAAAGAAGTATTGGGATATTCACGTCTTAATTGTTCTGGTGAATATGATTGTGGAATGTTGTTAATAAGTTTAATATACATTAATTATACCTTTATTCTAATGCGGGCAGGTTTTTATACATTGGGCCACACCAAGCGAATATCAGCATGTGTGTTAAATACCTTTTGCGTTATGATGTGTATCCACATATTGTACCTTTTGCGTATGTTATACTGTTGATGCTACTACTATCAAATATTTTGACGTTCCAAAACAAGGATCACCAAATACCGCATAAGTTGCTGGAATGTTGGCCGTTGTTTGCCCTATTACGTAAAACTTAACTATTGACTGGCTATTAGCTGCGTGACAGCTACCTATAGCAAAGTTTGGGTAGGTTCCGGTGGGCGTACCATAGCTCGCAAAAATAACACTTGTAAACGGCTTTTCAGTTGGTGACCTTAGCGTTAAGGTGTTGTTTTCGTTCATGCCACTCACACATCGGCTGTATTAGTTGAAGGAAAAGCGCGGTCTGCACCCCAAATAATCCGCACAGCACCATTTTTACCTTCACCACCGGATTTGGTGTCGTCCTCGCCAGCGCCGCCACCGCCACCACCGAACAGTCCCCCGGCTTGACCAGTGTCAGGATTCGACCCATTGCCACTTCCCGTATCGCCACCGGAGCCACCACCACCACCGTATTCGTCATTCGCCGCCGCGCCGTTGGCGCCTTCACCGAATATGCCGACGCCACCACCACCGCCTGCGCCATCGCCAGTGGTACTTCTACCGCCACCGCCACCACCTCCACCTGATCCGGCTGTTGCACTGGCGACATTATAGCCTGAACCATTACCGCCGTTGCCGGAGTATCCCGCTGCGCCACCACCACCACCACTATAATTCCCAAAATGCGACGGACCTCCTGTGCCGCCAGAATACCTAGTATTTCCCGTTCCTGAAGCAGCCGCCCCACCAGAGGACTTTCCTGCGGAGCTTCCGTTTCCACCTGCGGTACCCCCTTTAGCCAGTACCAACGTGGTTCCGCCAGCCGATACATAGCTGTCTTGCCCGTTCTGCATTGACGAGCCGCCGCTACCGACTACCACCGTCAAAGACTCGCCGGGACTGACAGAGACCGCATTGGAAAAGCTCAACGCCCCGCCACCACCACCACTCCCAGAATAATTTCCGATGCTAGAAGATCCGCCACCACCCCCGCCGCCGACACACAGGATACACACGGACAAAACACCTACGGGTACCGTCCAAGAGGTAGACTGTGCTGTTATCCATTGAACTTGTCCAGGTTCAGCAAACGGTAGTGCGCTTCTTAATCTATGATGTAACATTATTATGCATACCCCACCAATGCACCATATAACGTATTGGAGGCTTTCCAAAGTTCAATGCATGTATATTTTGTAGTATCTAATGATGGTTGTGAACCATACACCCAAGTAATTGTAGGCCAAGTTATTGAATATGTTGATGTTCCATCCGCCACCATCAATAATATAGATTCGCCATTTTCTAATTCATCATCACCAGTCCAATCCAAATCACCAGTTAAGGTAAATATTTGAATAGAACCATTATCCGGATTTATTTTTGCTGGTACTGATGTTCCAATTTCTTCTTTATATCCATTTATAATAGTTGGATTGCTTAAAGTTTTATTTATTAATGTTAATGTATTGTTTGCTGTTGCAATAGTATCCCCTTCAATTGCAGCAACACCAGCAGAAACCCTAGAAAAGGTTGTATCTGAAGCATGTCCAAGATTAATTCCGGTAAATTGTGGACTATTAGTAGTTCCTAATTCTAAAGTATTTCTTGCTGTATTAGCACTGTCGTCATTAACCAAACTTGCTCCAAAAGAACTAATATCTGCTTCCGTAATTACATTAGAACCACTTTTTTGTAAAGTTCCAGTAAAATTTGCTGTTGCATCATCATATTTTGCGGTATTTGCATCATATGCTTGTACTGTTACACCAACATTTGCAGTTGTCAATACATTATCAGTTCCTTGTTTTAATGCACCAGAAACATTAACATTAGTTAATTCTATGGTATTATTAGATGGATAAAACTTTAATGTAGATGTAAATATTTTTGTTGGAATACCAGTAGCAGTATTAGCCAATAAAATATAATGAGTATTAGTAGAAACAGTTTGAGAAACTAAATTAAAAGTATCATATGAAATTGAATTAGCAGTTTCTAATGCTAAATTTGCAGTATCATAAGCAGTATTAACATAAGCAACTATAGTATTATATGTTTCTGATGTTGCTATATATAAATTACTGGTAGTATTAGCTAATTCATAAACCAAATTAGAATTATCGCTTATTTGCTCGAAATCTTCTTCATAATAATTATGTCTATTAATTAATTGTTGAGTAGCAATTAACCATTGTTGAAAGGTATTTGCTGTACTTATTTGATTAATTGGCATCTTTGATTAAACTCGTTTTTAAATCCATTAATATATTTTTAATTAAATTAATTTCATTTTCTAAATTAGATATTCGTTCAGTAATTTGTTCAGATTTTTCATTTTGTTTTTTAGCAATTTCTTTTTTCATTAAATATTCATGTAATGCTTTTTTATCAGTATTTAGCAATGCTTTAGAATGAATATCACGAACATAAGTTGTATCTGGTATTCTTACCGCTTCCATAAATTATCCTGCCGGTAATGCAATTGCTCTAAAATCTCTTACTTTTGGTACAGTAGTAGGTGTAGTTGAAGTAAGTACAATTTTTATAGCAAATGTTTTAAATGTTGAATATGAGCTATCTGTTGTAGTATAACTAACAGAATTATTTGCAACTCCATTAACACCAGGAGCATATACTAATTCTCTATAATCTCTAGAATTAGTAGATATGAAATTTGAATCTCCTAATTGAGTCATTAATTGCCAATATTTATCTTCAAATCGTTCAATATCAGATTCAGACAATATTTTATAATACACATATATATTTGTATTTAATGGTTTATAGGCAGTTATATATACTCGTAAATCACCAGAATTAAATCCTTCATTTAATATAACTCTTCGGCAGAAATATTTTGCATAAGCATTTCCACCAGAAGGTTCTGATTCACCTATATATCTAATTGATCCTCCAGAACCAGTGGCATTCAAAGTAGATACAGTAATGGTTGGGGATGTAGTATAATTAGATCCTACATTAGTAAGATATACATCATCTATAATACCACCCGCAACATTTGCAACAGCAGTTGCACCAGAACCACCACCACCAGAAATTGTGATAACCACATTAGCAGCATCAGTATAATCACTACCACCACTTTCAATAACAAATCCAGTATTAGATAATTCTAAATTATTAATAATATTTTCAACAACAATAACACCCGTTCTTGACACATCAATTACCGGAGATAAAACCGAAGTTAATGTTGCCATATCCCCTTTCAATCTGAATGAATCTGCACCTGTCGTATTACTTAACAACCTCATTCCCGAAGCATCAATTAGTTCATAATCGCGACCAGAAATTATAGGTTGATATCCAACAAAACCACCTGATTCTTTTTCGGCATTATAGTAATAATTTAAGAATGTTCTTGGTAAAACCAATTCTGAAGTTATTGTTTGTACTAAACTATAAGGAACAGAATTTGTCGGTGGTGTAATTTGAAATTGTGCAATACCACTAGAAGCAGTAAAATCCGTTCTAAAAATTTCAAACATCATATCAAGATATTGATCAGCAGTCCAAGTAGATGCGTTTTGTGATGCGAAATATGATCCAATATAAGGTTGTTCTGAAATTAACTTTCCATCCACCAAATTTTTAGAACCAATTTCAGCAACATAAGCTTCATATTTGTTTGTGTTTGCAATCAAAACAAAACAACATTCTCCTGGTTGTACATATACTGGCGCAGGAAATATAAAATCAGTATATTTAGAACTATCCGTTATATCCGGAGAATTTGTAATATTAACCTTATCAGGCGTTAATGTTACTGTGCTATATGGATATACAACAGAACTAGATGGATACCCATTTACTGTCGGCCTCAATTGTAATGTAATCGGAATAACATCATCTTTTGTTTTAAAACATACTCTAATTCTATCCAAAAATACTCCTTCAGGATATTGTTGAGAGCCAACAAAAAAAGTTTGTGCAATGGGATCAATAATTTGTTGAGGGCTAACATAAAAAGATTGTGATGTGGGTTCGTCAAAGATTTGTGTGCGTATCTCTATTTGTTCTGTACTGGTGCTTCTGTTAGTCACTGTTCTGTTATCCGTAACAGATACACGACGTAATGATGGTTGAATAGTAGATATAACAGTATCTTGAAAAGTTTGAATTAACCCCTGAGCATAAAAAGACGCATCTCCACTTGTCCAAGAACTAATTAAATCTCCCGATTCAGCATTCATCAATCTAAATAATTTTTCACCCACTCTAAATGTTTGTTCTGGTACTGTAAATACACCAGCAATACTTCCAGATTCATCGGTTGTAAGGTTGCCTATACCATAATAGGTATCTTGTGATGCAGAATATGGTATGATTGTCCAATTTGAAGAAACTGTTGCTACTCTGGTTGCAGAATCATAATTAGATATGGTTCTATCTTGACCAATACCAATTCCTTGTACTATATGAATATTTGATCCAATAAACGTAGATATATTAATCGCACCATTGGCATGGACATCTAATGTAATCGTATTGGCAGTTGCTCCTTGAACTTTACCGCCATTATGTTCATATGAAGTAACATCGTATGATAAAGATCCGCCAACTATTTTACAATTATCAAATCCTGTTGTGGCAGTAACATTAGTAACATATACAATATTATTAGAATTGTGTACTACAAGACCAGTACCTAAAGTAGCATCTGTAGTTTTATTTTTTACTGTTATTGCCTGTGGATTACTATAATTTATCGGAAATTGAATATTATTATTTGATAGATAAAATCTATTGGCACCGGTAACATTATTATTAATAGATTTTTCTTCAAAAAATGGATATATTACAGTAGAAGGCTTAAATGATGTTCCAACAAATAATATATTAATTTGTCTCATAAATGGAATTATAGAAACATCTACTACTTTATCACCCAAAGAACGAGTAATTGTTTCTGGAACAATATAAGTAACAATACCACTCCTTGTTTGATTTTCTGTCGTTGTTGTTGTGGTGGTGGTTGTTGTTGTGCTCGAACCACCAGAGGTTCGTGTAGATACAGATGTATTAACGTCAACACCTGTCCAATAAGTATTCCAATCTCCCCATTCATAACTAAATGGTGTTTCTGCTATCAATTCCCAGGCATCTTTGTCACCCTCAAGATTAACTAATACAGAATCTATTCTTTCATCATCAACCCAAATATCAGTTGGTGGATATAAATCAATAAAACCCAAATAATCAAAAACATTAAATGGATTAACATTTGTTATTTTAGATGCTTTTGGTTGCCGAATAAAAGTTACATTATTAGCAGTTAAAGTGACTAATGATCCTCTTTGTGTATAATTACTAGAATTGGCAGAATCAAATGTTAAATTGTGTACTGATACATTAAAGGTTGGACGCAATTCTTTATTAATAGGATCTATTGCAGCCCTATAATCATAACTACCAACATCTGCAATAGAATGACCAGTAAACGAATCTACAATAATTCCATTTTTAAATCGAGCAAGATTTTGAGTATCTAAAATAGTCAAATCTTGTTTTGACATAGTATCTTGTTCTAATAATGTTAATGCAGTATAATACTCAAGATTTTGTACTCGTTTATCAATGTTACCAATATCACGCATCGTATAACGACGATGATCTATTTGTTTGACTCTTATATCACTGGAATTTCCTACGTAAGGAGGATATCTAAGCACATATAAGGTCATTCCTGTTGAAGAATCCTGTGGAGTTAATGGATTTAATCCCGGAGTACCTTTAATTACTTCAAATACACGAGTTTTATCCAATGAAATTTTATCAATTCTTGGTAAATAATATTCATAATCTAAAACAATATTAGATCCATAATCAGGAATTTTTGGTCCTGTACTATCAATATTAAACGTATTATTTAAAGTGTGATCTGCCTTAACGGGTCTAAAGTCTACACAATCTCGTAAATTATATGAAGAATTTGTTATTTTTGATTCATACACAGGAATATTTTCATATCCAATTCCAGAATAAGAATCTACACTAAAAAAGCCAGATCCGGTAGTAGTAGTAAAACGATTATATTTAACTAACAATGGACCAATGGGAGTAAGCACACCCGGTTTTAATATCATTGCAGAATGATTATAATACGAATCCAGCTGTCCAGTATCCAAAACATAATAAGATGTAATATCACTAGAAAAAGAAACATTGGCCGACGATATACCATATCCATTGAAATCAAGAACTTCAACCAATTCTGTTACATCAGCAACATATAATGATTGTGGATTATTTGGTATTCTATTAACTATATTAATTGCAATATGAGCCTGCCCTTGTGTAGTATAAGAAACAAAATCAGTATTACCACCACCAAAAACATTAGTTCCACCAGAAGTTTGAATTTCTGTGTTGGCAGTAACATAAGTTTTTACTTTCTTTGTTGCATCAGAGAAATTTATCGTAGCAACAATAGTGGCCTGCATATCATTAGCACTAGGAATTGTAATAGTATCTGATGATACTGTGATTAATGATGCCGGAATTACTGTTCCAACCGGATAAATTGAAGTTTCTTGTGAAGTGACTGCAATGTAATAATTTTCTAGTTTACTGGAAGTAGATATTGCCGCAGCCAATTCTTCACCAGTACCCAATGATAATGTTGCCACAGAAGTATTAAATAATACAGGAGCATACGTTTTCTTATATGAAAAACTCATATCAGAAATTGTATTATTAGCAATATAATCCTCACCCAAATTAAAGATTAATGGTTCATAAGCAGAATCAGAAATCAACACATCCTGATAAGTAGTAGCATTATCTTTAGATCGAGAATCAATATCTGCCGATAAAGTTCTGGTTGTACTAGAAAAATTTGCCAACGATTCGGCATCATTAAATTCAAAATCTATAGAAAATACACTAGATGCATTAGGGGTTTCACCAAAACCAGGAGAAACAAAAATGGTTTTAGTAGAACCAATATAATCTGTAATAGTTTTAGTACCTTCAGAAGAACCCAACCCAGAAGTTATTCTGAATTTTGCTCCTGTATAAGCATCATCAACATCACTAAAATTGGTTCCTATTTGAATATCTGCACTATTAGCAGACTGAACAGTTCCCGTTAATGACCCAATATTAGTATCAAATAAAAAGGTTTTATAGACATAAGTGTTGGCATCTGCCGTATTAGCAGAAGATTCAAACGATATTGTTTTTACTCTAACCGTTCCAATCTTAGTATTTGATATTGTTCCTGTGCTGGCAGTATTAATAGAAGCAGTATTGACACAATGAGCATCTACTGTAGTCAAATTATTTAATGGAAAGGCACCATAATGTTTGGTGGTATAAACATAGTTGCCATAATCAGCAATAATATATTTGTTATTTACATTAGAGGTTGTTCTTGGTTTATCAATAGTTAATGTGGTTGGACTATTGGTTTCATATTCATAACCATAGACATAGGCTTTACCAGGAGATAAAATAACATTTGTTTGTGCAGTATTTGAGGCATTATCTTCAATAGAAACAATAAAAGGTCTTACGGTATAGTTTCCAGATTCATCATAAGTTCTACGAGCAAAAGTATCTTCTAATACAGAATAAATTGGATATCTATTTTCTTTAATAGATTGTCCATTTCTAACCTGCATTAATTCAATAAATCTATCATCATCTTCTGAATCCAATGCCCGTGTAGATAAAACTAAATCAATTTTATATCGGTCAGCACCGGGAGCCTGATAATTAGAAGCATCTTGTGCCGGATCTAATAAAGACGAATCTGAACTATTATTAACCAAACTTTCAGTAATTTCAAAACCAATTCGCGCCGAAGCAGTATTACTAGAATATTTTGATGTGGCTACCGTTTGCGCATCCACTGAAATAAAATACCCATCATAATAAAATACACCATCATTAACAGAAAAAATTTGTCCAGTACCAACCCCAGAAGTTGAAATATTGGCCGAATAAGCGGAACTTTCTTTAGTTATAATGGTTTCACCAGCAATAAAATCGGCCCCATATAATTGCTTTACCATTAAAGTAATGGGGTCAGAATCGGTAGCAGCAAAACCAACTATAACTTCACCACGCTTAGATAAATCAGTAGAAGTTATAGTTTTTCCAACAAAATCAGAATAATTAACATCTTCACCAGAATAAGAAGAATCTAATTTTAGATATGTTGCATTTTGTAAAAAGAATTGACCACCAGTTACTACAGAACCATTTCTAAAAATATGATCACCAAATTTTTGAATTTGATTTTGTAATGAACTCTGAATTTGAGTCAATTCTCTTGCTTGAACAGCATATCCAGGCTTAAATAGCAACTTTAAATATTTTTTATCTTGCGAATAATCATCATAATATGGAGAAGTATTTAAATTGGTAAAAAGTGCCATTTATTTAACCTAAAATTTTACAATAAATTTGATATTTTCAATCTGATCGACAGTTCTTTGTATTGGTAATACATTTTTCACATATAAAACCTCTCCTGTATAAGGAGTAAATTCTGGATAAGTAATATCAAATACAGTTCTTCCAGTAGAAGTTTCTTCAGTAGATCCTTTTAATACAGTACCAACAACAGGAATACCTTTAACATTCGTCAATTTAATAATATTATTGGCTTCTATGGTATTAACAATTCCACTAAAAAATGGATTAGAAAGCGTTCCTTGATACACAAATTCATTTTCTTGATATGCAACAGATTCAACCAAAGTAACATCCGTAGTTTGAGAAATTACTGTAGTAGCATTAGAATAATCAACCGCAGATTCTTCATTATATTTATATGGATTGCGTAAAAATCCATATTGTCTATAGGTAGTATCTGTTGATATCACACCAGACTCATCTGAATTAAAATTCATATTAATCATTACATTGTGAGCACCCAACTCTTTTGCCGGATTACACCCATGACCAAAACAGGGAGCCAAAATTGCCCGAGCAGACGCATCATCACCAGTACCATATATAACTACATTTGCATAGTTATAACTTTCGCCAAAATTGGTCAATGTTATTTTTTCCACCTGACCATTGGCAACAGAAGTGTTTGCAATGGCATTTGATCCATCACCCAGAATTATTGTTCTGGAAAACACAAACAAAGAATTACCAGAACCACCACCAGAAGATGTGGTTGGAGTAGATAATGTTATTTTTCGATAAAATGCATCAATATTAGTAATATATGTTCCAGATTCAATTCCATCACCGGACAATTCCATATTTATGGCCAATGTATTGGAAACAGAAGATAAGAAATCATACGTTAAAACAGTACACGCCGACGCAAAACTTGATACGTTAATATTATTATTATAATAACCAGAACCACCATTGTCTATCACAACTGTCGTAATTTCACCGGGAATTGCATAATTGGTATTGGCCGAATATTCTAATTTATTGGCCGAAATTGGAACAGGAATCCAGGTATTACTGGTAAAAGAACTGAATTCTGGAATTTTATACAGATATTTCCAAATATATAAATCTGCTGTTATAACCGTACCATTGGTTCCTTCACCAGATGGTTGAGAAGTTGATGGAATGGAATAATTATTGGATAAACACTTATAAACACTACTATTAGCCACCACATACATAGAATTGGAATTGGCATTTAATAAACCATCTAGAGCAATATTATCATCATATTGATTATATGTCACACCAGATTCCCATTCAACATTTGGTACTACCAATTCAAGATCATTGCCAGTAATTTTTTTGGCAGCAATCATATTATCCCAACATGATCTTTGCTGATATTCAGAATCAATAATATCTAAAATTTCAGTATCAGAATTGGCATAGGGAATATGATTACCAATAAAAACATATCCAACAGTAGTATCTAAGGACTCATAAAAAGATTCCTTAAATTGTTCGGCATTATTAAATCGTAAGTTTTTTGAAAGTATGTATTGTGACATTTTAACTTATTTCAACAGAAGATTCTATATCTAAATAATTTTCCACATCTATTTCTTCCATTTTATTATATTTTCCATATACTCTTAATCCGGTTGGATGTAATAAATTCTTTACTATATCTTTATATTTAGAGAATTCTATAATAGAAGAAATTACATAAGAGAATTTATGATAATAATCTCTATCTTGCAATCTTATTGCAGACGAAGATATAATACCATCAGAATTTATCCATTTTCCAGGATAAACACCATATGATTGATACATTATCGGCTCTAACACAGCATCATTATTTCCACCAGAAACAACTATTTCTGGAATAGATGTAATAGATTTACCATAATTAGTTACAACAATTTCTTGTATTTGTCCAAATATACTATTGGATGTTTGATAACTATATTCATCCCCATCACCAAAAATAGCCGTAACCAAAATTTCTCCAGATTCACCCGTAGACGAAATTATATTAGCAGTCGGTAATAAATCTTGTGTATATCCCTGTCCACCCAATAAATATTTACCGAACAATCGTATTGGTTTATTGGTAGCCGTATTGGCAAATGCCGAATTGACATTTAATGCCGTATTAGATGTTATTTCAACAACAGTTTTATTTTCACCATTAATACGAATTTCATTTCCAACAATTAATTCATTATTAAATAATGTTCCTGTTCCAGTAACAACAACAATGGTATTTGACACATTGGCAGTACCAGATATTTTAGCAGGAACAAATTCAACAGATTCAATTTCTCCATTGGCCGAAACTTGGGTTATTTCAGCAAATGCACCAAGACCCCAACTTTTATCGGCATTAATGAATTCAATTTCATCTCCAACAACATAATTAATGCCTGCATTTGCTATTTCAAGTTTACCCAAAGTTCCAAAATCTCTAATGGAAATTTCAGTATTGGCAACGGTAACTTTAGCTGGTTCGGCATCAAATACTGGATCATCAATAATATCAAGATTAACATAATTCAATGTAATACCAGAAATCATACCCATATCATAAAATGCCGTATTGGAAAAGGTATGATATATTACCGTATTTACATTGGCATTAGCCGAATATCCCAGAAAACCATAATCCTCCACATCTATAATAGTATTAGCCGGATCTATATCAGAAATAATATCGGAGGATATAAAAAGAGTATTAGGAGAATATATTGGATAAGAAGGATTCATGGTAATTGATACAATATCAATATCAACCAAAGGCAATCCTAAATCATTAACATAAATTTTTCTATTGGTCTGAAACCCAGCACCACCATTGGTAGGTAGAATAAAATCTATCAATCCAGCGGAAACTTTTGAAATATAGGCTTTTGGCGCGGTTTCGGAATTTAATGCTGATATAGCAATAGTGTCCGTTAGTTTATATCCAGAACCACCATTTGTAATATTAATAGACTTTAATTCAGAAATAGTTTTACAAACAACATTAATCAATTCATCATTAACAAAAACATTAGTTAGTATATTTTCACCAGAAATAAATTCTCCTACCAAAGTTTTTGCATCAACATATAATTCATAAATCAATCTATTATTAAGTATTCTGGCAACAATTCGTTCTGCTATAACAGAAGCACCAGACTCGGCCCCTATCAATTTTCTATTAACAAATAAATCTTGATCCACATTTTCATAAAAAATTTCAAGAATAGAACCGTCGGCAATAGCAGAATTAAAAATTATTTTATAATATTCTTTTAATACATAATAATCCGTTCCTTCTTCTTGTAGTACAGAATCAACATAAACCGTTAATTGTCTATAGGTAGGAACATCTAAAATAGGACAATTACATTTTAATATAGTAAATTCAGTAGTTTCTCCATCTCCCACATAAGTAGAAGAAATATCCAATGAAATTTTTATGCTATTTTCAACTTTCCATTTGCCATCTGACGCAATTAAAATATTATTTTTAGGATATTCTATTTCAACATCTACACCATATAATATTTTAAACAATAAAGCAAAAGATTTTTCTGATCCTCTGGCTTTATATAAAGGAAGAACATTTTTAATTAAAAATTCTTTTCTTACCGAAACATCTAAAGGAAAGAAATTTGCAAAAGTATTAAAAAACTGTATCGTAAATTCATCTATTGATTTATCAACATCAAAAATAGTCAACAATCGTTGACGTTGATTTAATAAATCATTTAATTGTATTCCCTGTTGTTCTTCCAAAAATTCATAATATGCTTCTAAAAAATTTATGAATAATGGGTATTCTTCCCTGACAAATTCGGGGACTTGTCTTAAAACTAAAACTGAAGTTTTTTGATCCATCTAACTAATAAACTCATTAACTACTGCCGAAGCATCATCGGCATCTATGGTTAATATAGTATTTCTGACCGAAGAAATCATAGAATTTTGTGTTCTAATTTCCAATCTCAACATATTATCATTAGTATTTACTGATTTTATTCTCAAATCAGTAATAATAAGTTTACCAGAATTATAATCTATTGTCCCGGCATTATTGTTTATGACCTGCCTTTCGGCATTGGTATTAAAATATACTGTTCTTAAAGTACCAAAACTCGCATCCAAAATAGCGGTTGCATAGGCACCAGAACCACCACCACCAGAAATTGTTATAATAGCCTTGGTATAATTTATTCCTCGATTAGTTAATTCAATACTCTCTACTCTTCTATTAACAATTTTAGCAATAGCCGTAGCACCATAACCATCTCCTGTTATAGTCACTGTAGGAGTAGAAGTATAATTATATCCGGCTTCAGTAATTAAAATAGAAGAAATGCCAGTATATGATTCAGGAATTTCTTCTATGATTGCATTTCGATTAACACCCAAACTATCGGCAACAACAATTTCAGAAGAAGTCAATCTATTTAATATTGTACCTCTATATAATGGAATATCAAAATCAACCTCATAAGTTTTATTAACGTTTAATTCTGGTACTACTCTTTTTTCTACTCTAACAACAGTTTCAACACCAGCAATTGCCTTGGCATCAATATTTAATAGATATTCTTGCAGTTTAGATGAAATAAAAACAGAATCAAATTTATTTAAATTGGCTTCACTATAATTATGTGTAGCCGCAATAGCAAGAGAATTCAATTGTTCTTTTTTTAATGTTGTTTTTATTCTGTTATATTTTATTTTATTATATATTTTAAGATACAAATATCTTGGGTCTACAAGTTCAATATCGGTTGTTATAACACATTTTGGTTTTATAACATCATTAATAATTCGTTCTTTTTCATATTCTGATATATAATAATCATCTTTGGGTTTCATTGAAATGAAAACTTTACCATATACTTTAGGAGTTTGGTCTTCACCCCCCCAAATAGATATAGAATCTATATAAGGATAATTTCTAAGCAAATAATATTCATAATCATTTGCCGTAACCAATCTATTTTGTGTCACATATTGCATAATCGCATTTAATTTTATTGCATCTACAGGTTCTTTATTTGCACCACCACTAGAAGCTCTTACATTAGTAATCGTATAATATGAATATGATCCTGTAGGAGAAGATAAAGTGAAATTATTAATATCATTTCCAATTTCACCATCAGTAACCAAATAATTTAATATTATTACAGCACCATCATTTAATGCCTTTCCTACTGATCCATTACCAAAATAAATTTGAAAATTTCCATCCTGTCCTTCTTGTAAAAAATACACCAAAGAATCTTGTTCTACATTTAAAACATCAGATGCCAAAGTATAAGTTTCTGTATAAACATTACTATAAGATTCTTGCACAGAAACTGTTAGTGTGGTAGTATCTACATTTTTATCAGGAATATCAAAAATAGCCTGTGAATTAGTATCTGAGTTATATGAATAAACATAATTTACAATATTTCCTTGATGTAAATCCACATCCAAAAAAGTAAAATCTGTACCAACTTTATCTACTGTAACATCTTCTAATATAACAAAATTAAATGCCTTGTTTTCTATAAGATTTGATCTAAATGATGTTCCTCTGGACAGAGTTAAACTATTAACAAAAGTGTTTGCAATATTACTAAATTTAATATCTATTGTTGCCTTGGCGGCTCTATTAGAAGTGGGTGTGTATCCTATTGATTTTGCATGAGAAACAACAGAATTTCTAAGTATTGCCGAATCTAAAAA